TGATGGTGAGGTGTTAAATAAAACACACATCGCAGAGCAGTTAGAACTCCGTTACACATACGGTGAAGAAGAACTAAAATTGAATAGTTACTAAGAGGAATCAATGAGTCAAATTAACGTCACAAAACGAGATGGTCGTAAAGAGCCATTAAATCTAGAAAAATTACACAAGGTTGTATTTTGGGCCACAGAAGGAATCACAGGCGTAAGCGCAAGTGAAGTAGAAATTAACAGTCATGTACAATTTTACAACGGTATCAAAAGCACAGACATCCAAGAAACACTTATCAAGAGTGCCGCTGACTTAATCAGCGAAGACCACCCTAATTATCAATATGTTGCAGGCCGCTTGCTAACATATCATATCCACAAACTAGTATACGGCGATTACAATCCATGGCCACTACTACAGTTAGTTAAACGTAACACAGAGATTGGTTACTACACACAAGAAATTTTAGAGAACTACACCGAGGACGAAATCAACCAACTTGGTGCGTACATTAAACACGAACGTGACAGCAACTTCACTTATGTTGCTATGGAACAATGGCGCGGCAAGTACCTTGTACAAAATCGTGTAACCAGTGAACTATATGAAACACCCCAAGTAGCATACATGATGATTGCCGCTACGCTATTCATGGCGTACCCAAAAGAAACACGTATGCAATGGGTAAAGGACTATTATGACGCCATTAGTAATTTTGATATTTCTCTACCTACCCCTGTTATGGCTGGCGTACGAACACCGCAAAAACAATTCAGCTCGTGTGTTCTTATTGAGTCTGATGATAGTCTTGATTCCATTAACGCTACTGCCAGCAGTATTGTCAAGTACGTTAGCCAAAAGGCCGGCATCGGTATCGGAGCAGGGCGTATTCGAGCGTTGGGTTCGCCCATCCGCAACGGAGACGCCTACCACACAGGTATCACCCCGTTCCTAAAACTATTCCAAGCCGCAACACGTTCTTGCTCGCAAGGTGGTGTACGTAATGGCGCCGCAACTATCTACTATCCAATTTGGCACTTAGAAGTCGAAGACCTACTAGTTCTAAAGAACAACAAAGGCACAGAAGAAAACCGTGTACGTCAAATGGACTACGGTGTGCAGTTTAACAAACTAATGTACGAGCGTCTAATCACAGGCGGCGACATTACCTGCTTCAGCCCACATGACGTTCCTGAAATGTATGATGCGTTCTTTGCTGACCAAGACAAGTTTAAAGAGCTATACGAACGTGCAGAGCGCAACACCAAGTTGCGTAAGAAAACATTCAAGGCTGCTGAACTGTTTGGCAAGTTCATGGAAGAACGTAAAAACACAGGCCGTGTTTACTTAATGAACGTTGACCACGCCAATACTCATTCGCCGTTTAAGGAAGATGTTGCTCCGATTAAGATGAGCAATTTGTGTACAGAAATTGACTTACCTACTGTTCCGTTACTAGACATTAATGATGAAAACGGCCGTATTGCACTATGCACATTGAGCGCACAGAATTGGGGCAACGTTAAGACCCCACATGACTTTGAACGTATTTGTCGTCTAAGCGTTCGTGGACTTGACGCTCTACTAAGCTACCAGAACTATCCAGTTAAGGCAGCGCAAATCGCCACACAAGAATATCGCCCACTAGGCAATGGCATTATTAACTTTGCTTATTTCTTGGCTAAGCACGATGTTAGCTATTCAGATCCTAAGGCATTGGCTCTTGTTGACGAATACGCAGAAGCATGGAGCTACTACCTAATCAAAGCATCAGCTGACTTAGCAAAAGAACAAGGCCCATGTACTGCATGGCATAATCTAAAGTACGCAGACGGCCTACTACCAATTGACACACGTAAGAAAGAAGTTGACGAATTAGTTGAACACCAAGAGCGTATGCCGTGGCGTGCTCTACGTGAACAGATTTTAACTCATGGCATCCGCAATGCAACTTTGATGGCATTAATGCCTGCTGAGACTAGCGCACAGATAAGTAATGCTACCAACGGAATTGAACCTCCACGTAGTTATGTTAGCGTCAAGCAAAGCAAGCACGGTGTATTAAAGCAAGTTGTACCAGAATATCGCAGACTAAAGAACAAATACGAATTGTTATGGGACCAACGTAGCCCAGAAGGCTACCTAAAGCTATGTGCAGTATTGCAAAAATATATTGACCAGGGTATTAGCATCAACACTTCGTACAATCCCAAGTTCTACGAAGATGAAAAGATTCCAATGAGTGAGATGCTCAAGCACTTGCTAATGTGCTACAAATACGGAACCAAACAGCTTTACTACTTTAACACCAATGACGGGCAAGGCGAAATTGACGTTGATAAAATGAACAGCAAAGAAGCTCAACCATTGGCTGAAATAGAGAATCAAGAGGACTGTGACTCATGCGTAATTTAAACGACTATAATCAAGAAAACTTTAAAAATAAATTTAGCAATAGCCCAATAGCCAAGGCTATTGCTAATGACTTTGAAATGATAGTCTGGGATAAGCACTTTGACGAAACTAGCATCGCTACTTTTAGACAGCTTATAGGAACAAAAATATTTTCAATGTCGAGCTGGTATTACATACAATACTTACTTGATAAAAATCCTTCTGTTATACACGATATCGGTTGTGGCTGGAATATACATAAAAAATATTTAGACTGTATTGTTGGTCTAAGCCCAGACGATAGCAGTCAAGGAACATTTGGACAAGAACAAGATTATTTTGACGAAGACTTTGTTACATATCGTGCTGGTCAATTTGAATCAGCTATGTCAATCTGTGCATTAAATTATCGTCCGTTATCTGAGATCAGAGAAATTGTTGAACAATTTATTTCTGTAGTACAAAAAGGTGGGCGCGGATATATTGCATTAGATTTAAAACCAATGGTGGATCGCGAAGAACCCAGCGTATTAGATAAAATTTTTGGAACAACAACTCCCATTGATCCTGAAATTGAAGATTACGTTAGAGATAAACTAAATGATCTTCCGTGTAACGTATTGGTGTTTGATCTCGACAGTCCAGAAATTAGCGATGGCTTAGACGGGCACCTAAGAATAGTATTTGAACGTGAGGCTTAAATTATGAGCGTATTTAATATTGATAACAAAAAGAAACACACCGAAGCCCTTATGTTTTTGGATCCAAGTGGTCCAGTAACTGTACAACGGTACGAAACACTAAAATATAGACAGTTTGATAAGCTCACTGACAAACAACTTGGCTTCTTTTGGCGTCCAGAAGAAGTTGATGTCATGCGTGATGCCAAGGACTTTAAGGAGTTAACTGATTTTGAACAACACATTTTTACAAGTAATCTCAAGCGACAAATTCTATTGGATAGTGTGCAAGGCCGCAGTCCCAATCTTGCTTTTCTACCTTTATGTAGTTTACCAGAGTTGGAAACGTGGATCCAAACATGGGCTTTTAACGAAACCATTCATTCACGTAGTTATACTCATATCATTCGTAATGTCTATAGCGATCCAAGTCGTATCTTTGATGACCTAACAAACATTGAACCTATTGTTAACTGCGCTAAAGATATTAGCCGTTACTATGATGACGTAATTGAATACAGCGGCTGGCATCGTATGCTAGGCGTAGGCAAGCATTTAGTTAATGGCAAGGAAATTGTTGTTGACGAATACGAACTCAAGAAGAAACTATGGCTAGCTATTAACAGCGTAAACGCACTAGAGGGAATTCGCTTTTATGTGTCGTTTGCCTGCTCTTGGGCTTTTGCAGAGCTCAAGAAGATGGAAGGTAATGCAAAAATTATCAAGCTAATTTGCCGTGACGAAAACGTCCACTTGGGTAGTACACAGATGCTGATTAAGTTACTTCCGCAAGACGATGCAGATTTTGCTAAGATCAAGGAAGAAACCAAAGCAGAATGTGAGCGTATGTTCTTAGGTGCCGCGGAACAGGAAAAAGCATGGGCTAAATACTTGTTTAAAGACGGATCGATGATTGGGCTTAACGAGCAATTGTTAGCACAGTACGTTGATTGGTTAACTTGCAAGCGTATGACTGCTGTAGGTTTAGACTGTGGTATGAAGCCGGGCTCTAATCCCTTACCGTGGACAGCTAAATGGATTGCAGGTGCAGAAGTACAGGTAGCGCCACAGGAAACTGAAATCACAACTTATGTGATTGGTGGTACAAAACAAGATGTTGATAACAACACGTTTAAGGGCTTTAGCCTATAAGGAGCAATCATGACAGTAACAGTAAAATACGTATACAAAGCAGATGAAGGTAAAGAAGTTGTTAACTTCGAAGACTGGGTCAAAACACTATCTGAAAGTGAGCAAAGTGAATTTAAACAAGCTCACAGCGCCCATGCAATGGCCCTTGGTCTTAAAGTAGGTTCGGGTGCATTAAAAATTGAATACACTCCGGAAATGACATATATTTGGAGTTCTGCTGAAGAAGCTGATGCTGGTGTTGGTGATAACCCGGTATGGGAAAAGTACCACAATCGTTACCTAACAGAAAATAACATTAAACTAGAAATTACAAAAGAATGATCACAGTATATTCAAAAAGCAACTGTCCTTTTTGCGACAGAGCAAAAGCTCTATTAGAGAGCAAAGGTGTAACTTACAACGTAGTTAGTATTGAAGAAGATCAAGACGCACGTCAACATCTACTAGATATGGGCTTACGTAGTGTTCCACAAATTTTCAACGGCACAACTCTTATCCAAGGTGGCTATCAAGGCATCGCAGGTAAAGACGAAGCATTCTGGACAACGTTAAAAGGTTAATATGTTAGTAAGTCAAAAATACGCATCTGGTGATGTAGTGAGTTTCAAGATGGTCAACGGGGACGAGCTCGTTGCCAAAGTACTAGAGGAAACAGACGCAGGATTCTCTGTGTCTAGTCCTTGCACAGTTATGCCAGCACAACAGGGCTTGGGACTGATGCAGAGTTTATTCAGCGCACGGGAAGATGCTAAAGTTTTCCTGAGCAAGCAACACGTTATGTTCCATGCAGAGTCGTTGGAACAAATGAAAGCACATTATCTTAAGACCACAACAGGTGTTGAGATTATTCCTAAACAACAGATTATCGTTTAATGAGCCATATACCAGCCTTAGTTGAACAAGACAAAACTGTACAAGACGATCCGATTGCTGGTCGTGAAAGTACTGTTAGTTTTGAAGGCAAAGCCCCCGCTAGGGTTGGCGACAAAACGCAACACGGCGAAACAATTAACGGCCCCGGAGTTCCTAATATTACTATCGAAGGTAAGGTATTAGCATTAATCGGCGACATGACAACAGCCACTATTCGTAAACCGAATACTAGAATCTACTGGGGCCCAGGGCCATTGCAGGGTGGTGCTAAAACTATAACAGCAGGAAAATAAATGGCAAGTACATCTACACTTCTTGTTGCGGCAAGTAATTTAGCTAATGGTGTTGGATTAGCGGCTAACACCGCAACTACTACATTATGCAGTACAATTTCGTCTAATGCATTAGCGGCAGCATACGCAAATCTACAACCGGGCACAACCAATGGTAATGTATTGGCTACAAACAGTCTAACGGTTACAAGTCTTGGGTTACCGCTATTTGTCTCTAACGCAAACTCTGCTTGCTCTAGCATTACTGCACAGATGAATACAGTATTTCCAGACTTGACTACGTTTGCGTCTATTCTGCTGACTCTGGATTCGTTTGTTTTGTATTCTGACAAGGCGTACAAGTCAATGGTAAATTTTACCGCAACATCATTTGATAATCTTGGGATTAACGTCGATAGCCACCAAAGTGCAGTTACTAACGGAATCACAACATTGTTTGGCGGTGGGGCAACTGGTGCCGCGCAGATTAAGACAAACATGGGAATCTTGGCAGGTGCTCTAGGCAATCTAGGCACGTTGTACGATGTAACAAAGCTTGACAAGCTAGGTGATCCAGTTTCATTCATCAAGTATGTCGTAGACAATGGATATAACTATACTCCGCCTGTTGGGTATGAAACCATGACAACAGACGAACTGATGATTAATCTATCCAGAACCACTGGCCCTGTTGTAGCTAGAATTGCAGAATTAAGCAAAGTAACCTTGCCAGAAGGCCATTCGGTATACAGCATGGCTGACTTCTTAGATCTAAATATTGTATTCCCACCCGAGGCTGTGGCATTAGTTCCTGATAAAAACTTTTCAGGCTTATCTAATATGTTTGTGAACTTAGGCGGAAGATTTAATTCCTTTGCCGACATATCAACTATGCTAACTTCAATTGAAGTCCCAGCATTGCCGTACTTAAACTCTTATACTGACCCAGTATCTACTGCTGATGTAGACAATCTAAAAGCAAAGATTGGGTCAGGAACTGGTGAGTCAAACAACCCAACAATCACCGACGTCTTGGGCACAGTAGCCGGAATCCATGTAGACGAACTGACTGCAATTTCTACAGCATTAACGTCAATTGCTTCAAGGTCCACTACCACAGCACTAGTTACCAGTCTAACTGATTTGGCCACAGCATGTGCAGGCGGCGATCCTGCTACTATTTCATCTAGTTTTGCAACAGCACAAACTCAAGCAACAGCCTTTAATTCAGATTCAGCAGTGGTTGCATTAGCATCAACTAATACAGCTATTACTTCGATTGAAGCGCAACTTAAAGCAGAGAATGATAACATCACAGCATCAGGTCTAAACATTTCTGCCGCTTCTTCTAGTGGTGTTGCAGGTGTACTTGCAATGGCAAATAACTTACATGACTATGGTGTGGACCGTGACAAACTAAATTACAATCAACTTTTTGCTGGCCTTGTTCAGCAAAATGTCGGCGGCGATGCAGTCTTAGCCTCTCTGGCAGAAGGCAAGAACATCAGCATACAGGCACAATTCTCTGTGCCAATTGGGACAAAACTTGCCTAATCACGGGCAAGTTAAAACCCATTATAACTTGCAATTTAACAGAAAAAACTGTATAATATACTCAGTTATCGAGTTATAGTAGTTGTTTTCTCGGTAAAACATCAGGTTATATAAACTACACACCTAAAGAAGGAGGTAAAATATGATGACAATCATGTCTCGTATCAACCAAGATCTTTTAGTTAGGTTCACAACAACCTTACTAAAATTCCTAGGTTTAACTTTGATCGCGATGGTTCTAGTTAACACAGTTAACGCCAAGTTCGATCACCTGAGAGAAGGCAGTGAAGCCTATCGTCAGGGTTTTGTTAGTGCGGCAGATCGCACTAAGCAATTAGATTGTTTAACAAAAAACATCTATTGGGAAGCAGCCACGGAGCCGTTTGAAGGCAAAGTAGCAGTGGCACAAGTTACAATGAACAGAGTCGACAATGGTCGCTTTGGTAACGATGTCTGCGGTGTTGTATACCGCAAAGACAATATCCTGGGTAGAGTGATTTGCCAGTTCAGCTGGGCATGTGAAACCACTCATAAAATTAAACCAGTATATCCAGCTCTATACAAAGAGAGCGAAGAAGTGGCTAAGAAAGTCTTGCTAGAAAATTTCAGACTTAGTACAATGAAAGATGCATTGTATTACCACGCCGATTACGTCAATCCAAAATGGGGCAAACCCAAAGTAGGGCAAATCGGTCGTCACATTTTCTACAGGGATTGAAATGAATTTTACACTAGCAAAAGTTAAACTACACATCATTAAGTTTTTCTCAGACCACTTTGGTAAAATCTCAGCTGATACATTAGGTTGGTTGGCTGCAATTTTAATCCATTGTTCAACCGTTCCCACATTACTTGCTATCCTAACTGGACTAAGCGACAGAACTCCAAGCTTGGATGTTGTGTTGTTTATGTGGGCTGGATTGGTATTACTTTTTGGACGAGCAATCATTCTTAAAGATACCCTAAACATTATTACCATTGGCGTAGGCTTTATTGGCCAAGCAGTCATTATGGCAATGATATTGTTTAAGTAAACATTAAATACTTGCGAGGAGCCATATGTCCAAAACAAGCGTACAAGTTGATACAAACGACTTAGAAGTTATAAACGAGCTAGACTGGGGCGATGATGATTATGCATTTATCATCGGCGCAGACGGGGAACTCAAAAGCGTTATTCTTCCGGAGAATGCAGTTTTTGTCCCGCCCAAAAAAGTGCAGAAAATATTGAAAATGTTTGGCATTAACGATATTGACGATATTGACAACGATGCTACCCTGCACTAAAACGGTTGACAAAAATGGGCATCTTTAATATACTGTAACTGTAGTAAGAAAGGAGCCCAAAATGCGTAAAGGCGAAATGCTCGACAAAATGTTAGTAATTAGTACTAACGCACATCACGGGCAATTTGACAAGGGCGGAAATCCTTACATTTTGCACCCACTCAAAGTTATGCACTATTTGAAGAGTGACGACGAAGAGCTGATGTGCATGGCATTGGGACACGATGTCATTGAAGATACTGACGTAACTTACAAAGACTTACGGGACGCAGGGATTAGCGAAAGAGTAATAAAAGGTATTACCGCGCTAACTAAGCAAAGGGGACAAACTTATGAAGAATATAAGGAAGTCATCTTCAGTAACCCTGATGCGATGCGGGTTAAAATGGCAGATCTGCGTCACAACACAGACATCCGGCGCTTGAAGGGTGTAACTGAAAAGGACTTGGCCCGGGTTGCAAAATATCATACTTTTTACTTAGAAATCCGTGCTCGTTTAGACGCAGAAAAGTAATACTCAAGTACTACTTTTTACCCCAATAGGTTAGTGCCAACTAACCTATTTTTTTGCCCGAAAAGGCGATCTTTTGTATAATACATACATGCAGAAAAGAAAACGCCGTCAAGATACCAAGCATGTTGTTTATGTTGTTACCAACACCGTAACACAAGAACAATATATTGGCATCACTGTTTGCGGTCAGCAAGTTCGCAAAGCACTCAAAGTTCGTATGCAAAAGCACGTTCGCCGTGCAGTTACAGAAAACAAGTCTTGGGCATTGTGTGCTAGCATCCGCGAACACGGTGCAGAAGCTTTTACATATGGCGTGGTTGAATTTGTACGCGGTCGCAAGCCTGCTCATGCACGTGAGCGCGAATTGATTGCACAATACAACCCAGCGTTGAACACTCACTAAGGAGATTAACATGACTGCAATTACAAATTTGATTATCGTTATGTTGCCTATTATTGTTATGGGCTTGGCTATTATCATCAAGGACGGATTCTAAAATGACATACACCGTAGCAAAGATGAACGGCCGCTGGGTGCAAGTTGTTCGCTTTGCACGTGAGGTGGCGTTCAGTACAGAACGTGATTGGTTCATGGTTTGTATGGATTGGGAAAAGGCCAATCGCAAGCGTGAACAGTTTAAGTGGGTGCCCGCAAGCACTCGATTCGAGTCGGTTCGGGAATTTGTTGGAGCATAAAATGAAATCGTATAAATTGGAAATCTTCTTTACGAACTTGGATAATAGTTTGTACACCGATGAAGCCGCTAGCATGACCATGGACATTAAAGCAGGCGACTATGCCCACGCTGTCATGCTTGCACTTCGCACCACAAAAGTTTTTGACGCTGACCACTACACATTGGATGAAACAAAATGAAAATTTACATTGTGCAAATTGATATGTCGTGCGATAACGACGGCACTCAGTGGGAAAACGCAGACCTTGCTTTCAAGACCGAAGAGCAAGCAGAAGCAGACATTGAATTTAAAGTTAACGAATACGGTATTGAACGTAAGGCCCTGCGTACTGTTGAATTGGAGTTGGTATGAATATCTCTATAATCCGTGACAATCTGAAACGCACAATCGCCAACAAGGAAAAGTATCTTGCTGAAGTTAACGAAGCGGTGTTGAATACCCAAGGCACAAGTCAGCACGTGGCCGCAACTACAGCGCGATTCTTGGAAATTAATATCCGCGAACTCAAGGTCATCTTGTTTGATGTGGAGCAATGTGTCGCTAAGGATATAGAACAATCGTGGCGTGACAATCCAGACCGTATGGGCGGACAGTTTACGCAAGATGAAATTGACAATGCAGAAAGATGGCAGTGACTATGAGGAGCCGTTTTCATCAAGTTGATCGAAACCGAGAACACAACATTGTGTGGATTGAGGACGATTGCGATGCCAATGGCGACCCTAGGTTTATGAGCGTTACCAACGATGCTGAAAATGTAGTAAACTACTTTCGCAGTCTCTACGGTAACAAAATACGCATTGTGTATCGTGACACTGACATGGAATGGTGGGAAATTGATTGGGCTATGCACGATCCTGTTCGGGTAGACGTGCAGTTCAAACAGTGGCATGGATTAGAGTGGGACATTTTGTCCCGCAAGGAGAAATAAAATGAGTCAAATTATTTGTTGGAAAAGTGAACAAGACGGAAAGATTTTTGAAGATAAGCACAAGTATCAACTACACCTGCGTAAACTCGCACGGCACCGTCTTGCACAGCGTAAACTGAAAATTGCAGAAGATGCCGCAGACGCAGTTTGGGCAGAACTGTACGAGCGTGAGCAAAGCCTTGATGACTGGATGCAAATGGTTATTGATAACCAGCACCTGTTCTGGGCAGAAGCCGCTAAAGGTGATCCGTACGACTGGGAACGTGTTGGCAAAAAGTTAGGGCGTGGCAAGAATGCCGCAAACATGCCAATGCCACGAGTTCTTAAAATCACGCACAGCCTGCGTTGGAACGACTCAGTTAGCAACAGTCACAGTTGTCCGCATGATGGTGTTGAGAACTGGGGCGGTCGCATTGAAGGTGCACCACATGGGTACCCGGGTTGGACTGGACACATTGAATGGCTTGTTGAGTGGCCCAAAGAGTTTGACGGTATCTACCTTGGTAGTGACTTGTTCTCTAAGGGCACATTCCGCAGTGGTCGACAACGTGCTCACACTGGTACAGGTGGTGGTGCTGGTGGACACTTCAACAAAGAGTTCAACACTTGGTGCCAACGCCCAAGCTACGACTTTCGCATCTACGCAAGCGACTGGCCTGGTCTGACTCGTTACTACGAAAAGATGAAGATGTGGAAAGTACTAAAGGATGAAAAATGAAACAGTACAAGAGTGACGGTCGTTATAAGTACCACTCATTGGGATTTCACTATATTGTGCAGTTCCAATGGGCAGGACTAGAGGATCGACAGCTATTTGCAAAACTAGTAAAAGTTTTCGAAGAGTTGTATGGGCCGCATAAGGAAAAAGTGCTCCATCATAAAACCGCCAATGGCGAGGACTACTACTTTCCTCAGTGGAAGTATAACGACAATTGGAGATGTGAACAAACCCGTAGCGCCAGACGCAGACGCATTTACTTGAAGGAGGAAAGTGCCCTGAGCCTGGCCCTACTAAGAATAGGATAAGGTATGAAATTAGTAAAATTAAACAGGACACATACAGCATTTAAAGAACATGGCCATAAGTGGGCATTTCGCTGGGATAGTTACGATGTAAAAACCTGCGGGCAAGTTGAGCGAATCATGCAAGACTTGCACGGCAGTCAGTACCGGTGGAACCCACGTGGTGCTACAGTATGGAAAGCCAACTTTGGACATGCAGTCAAGAGCAATCACGGCTACCGTCCGTATTGGGTAAGCTTTACAGACGAGCAAGATGCTACTATAGTATTACTGAAAATGGAGTGAAAAAAGTAGTACGAAAGTACTACTTTTTGATTTGCCCAAAAAGGTGATCTTTTGTATAATTAATACATGAAGAAATTAAACACAAACGACATTTTGCAGTGGGCAGGAACTGCCTGTTTTATGACCATGTATACTGTAATGAGCTTTTTCCAAGAGTTGCATACAGTACAGCTGATTGCAGGATGTGCCGGCGGTGCGTTGTTTCTAGCATGGAGCATCCGTGTTGCAAATAAACAACAGATGATTGTTAACGTAGTGGGAGTAGCCATTACGCTAGTAGGGTTATACAAAACCATTATTTGACCCAAAAAGGCATCTTTAGTATAATATACTCATAGCAAGCAAAAAGGAGTTCACAATGCGTAAAGTTTCAGCTACACTAAGCACAGACGGTTGCGGTTACTGGAGTGAAGTTGCCAAGGACGTTAAAGTCATCGGTTTCAACCTTGCTTACATAAATGAGGATTTTGACTTTGGTGAACTCCGTGTTTACTTTGACACCAAGTCATGGGACGTTAACACAGATGGCCTCATTTACACAGACCGTAAATTCGAACGCGACATTCGTGCCCTGCTTACCCAACTTGGCTTGGATGGCAAAGACGTTGACTATAGCGAACAAGGCATGCAAGGCAACAATTATGTGAGCTTTGATGTTGGTGAAAAATTCATTCAATCGTATAATGTAACACAATTGGAACAGATGCTTTAAGGAGCCACAGATGAAGATTACTCGTTTCAAAGCCGCACAAAAGTTTCGCGTGATTGTTGGTCCTGCCAGCTTCTACGCCACAGCAAGTCAAATCCGCAAGGGTGTTGGTGATTTTGTTGCCTGCAACTCTGCGGTGCTTTATGCTCTGCATCAGTTGGAACTTACTCGTTCCACAGATGACGCAATGGCTTGTGCTAGCGGCCTTGGTTGCACTCACAACGGTTTGCAAGTTCAACTGAACGTGGCCTAACATGAGCAAGTTTCTTCTTTTTTGGGACTGCTATGGACTTGAGTCCTGCATTGACATCACAGAAGATGTTGAGCGCGGCAATGAATTTGAAAAAGAAAGCATTTTTGAACTTATTAAAAATCCCAATGAAGTTCCACGAAATGAGCCCGTTGTGAAGTTAAATAAAACCGTTCATATGTTACAATTGCGGGCACAGTTCAACCCCCAACGTAACTATGAGCTTTACATGATTAACACCACAGACGGTTTTGTAGACAAGGATATTTGGGAATGGTTTGAAGCAGATCCGCAAGCGGCAGTAGACCGTTGTAGAGAAATTGGAACCAAACTTTTTAGTCATCGTGCAACAGATGTAGATAGGAGAGTAATTGTATGAACCCCGAAGACGTTAAACGATTCACATTCACTATTGTGCCCACAATTCGCAAGAATCCGTTTGCACAAAACAGCTATTACAAGTTCGCTCAATACGAGGAAGAAGGTCGTCCCACAGGATTGCCTGAGCCCGAAATTGATGTAACTGAAGCAAAGAACCTGCTTGCACAGTTTACCCTTAAACGTTAATTTAGTTGTAGTGCCATTTATACCCGCCTTGTGCGGGTATTTTTTTGACTGGTGTTTGCTAGTTGTAGCCATAAATATGCTTATGAAGATCGCAGAAATACTAGTGGACATGCTCAACTTTGCATCAGGCGAAGCCAGTCCCAAGCCCGAGCACAAAGAAGCTGAGTTAGCAAATAGCCCTCGTCCTAGCACACTTGACGCTCGGACAGTATTCAGCATGGGCGATGATGTACACAAGCCCAAAAATCCAGCAGATATTAGAACTAATGCTCCTAGCATGTATCCAGACTATCAAGCGGAGAAGAAATAATGTCAGCAAATGGAATCGCGCACTTGGCTAGCAGAGAAGCCAGACAAAAAGCTAAACTAGATCTTGCAGCCGCAAAACGTGCCGCAGATGTTGCTAATAGAGATAACCCCGTTAACGCAGATCAGCGAAGCACTTACGACATTACAGAATTACCTACACAGTTTAGCGGCAACACTATTGTAGATAATCCTAACGTGGGTGGCTTACAAGTCGGTCGTCCCTGGAATTAATAATGGCCGAAGTCTTCCGCACCAATACTACTAACTACCAGCACCCGCAGGAAACTAACCTGCTGAACGTACACAAGGCCATGCAGTATAACACTGATGGCGAGCCAGAGTTGCGTGTTACTAACAGCGTTACACTAACCAGTGCTCCGTGGTACTTGCAAGTGGCTCGGGGATTAGTTACAGGTACTAGTGTAGTGCAACGCAGTGGATACAATCCCGACATTGGAAACGCAGCCACTGAGAGTATTTGGGTCGAGGGTGGCCTATATCCATTTACTACCTGGGATGGAACAGCACAGAATCTATATATTATTTCAACTAGTGCCAGCGACACAGGTCAAAGCATTTATATCGAAGGATTAGATGCCAACTATAATCGCATTACAGAAACGGTTACCACAAACGGTACTACCGCGGTACAAACGACACAAAACTTTTTACGTATCCACACAGCAACTATTGTTAGCAACAACACTCCCAACGTCGGTGAAATCACATTCCGTCTAACCAGTGGGTCCGGAACTGTAGTAGCACATATTGGTGCAGGCCTTAGTATGACCAAGTTAAGCCAATATACTGTGCCAGCAGGATACACAGGTTATGTCATGTACGGTGACTGTACAACATTCCGCACAGGTTCTGGTAATATTGGTTCACGATTGAATATGATGGTACGCCCATATGGTGGCACATTCTTTGCGGCATTTACTGCTGAAGTTGTTAACGGCTATTATCGCAACGACTTTACTGTACCAATGGTACTGCCAGAAAAGACTGATGTTGACGTGCAAATTACCGCAGACGGTAACGGCACTCAAGCCACTTGCAATTGGCAAGTTCTTCTAATAGACAACGCTCTATAACCATAACATTTGACTTCTGCCAAATATCTGCGTAAACTGTTGAGCTAAAACTCGGTAAATACAAACTATGATATTTGGATACTTCACTCTCTTCGTTGCACTAGTTATTGAGACTGTAGGCGCATACTACAGCGTAACTGGCTTGGCGGCAATCTTCTCCGGTGCGCTAATTCCTATCTTAATTATGGGCGGTAGTCTTGAAGTTGGCAAAGTGACTGCCGCTGTCTGGCTAAAGCTAAATTGGGATAGAGCTAGTATTGCGTACAAACTGTACCTAGTGCCAGCAGTGGCATTCTTAATGGTGCTGACTTCAATGGGTATTTTCGGATTCCTAAGTAAAGCACACAGTGACCAAAGCCTAGTAAGTGGCGACTCAATGGCTAAGGTAGCAATCTATGATGAAAAAATCAAAACAGCAAAGGATAATATCGATGCAAATCGCAAAGCGCTCAAACAGATGGATGAGGCTGTGGACCAGGTTATGGGTCGAAGTGCAGATGAAAAAGGTGCGGACAAGGCAGTTGCGATCCGTAGAGGGCAGGCCAAAGAACGCACTAGATTACTTTCTGAGATTACAGCCGAACAGAAAACTATTGCCCAACTTAGTGAAGAACGGGCACCCTATGCCGCGGAGTTTCGCAAGGTTGAAAGTGAAGTAGGACCAATCAAATATATTGCCGCACTACTGTATGGCGACAACCCTGACGCAAACATTCTTGAACGAGCAGTACGTTGGGTTATTATATTAATTGTTGCGGTATTTGATCCGCTTGCTCTTGTGTTAATTCTAGCCGCCCAGCAGAGTTTACGCTGGGCACAGGAAGAGAAGGATGAACACACACCTGGCGAGGTGAACAAACATACGCAACCTTCCGGATCAGGTCTAACTATAGACGAACAGATTGAAGCGGCAGAGGCAGCGTCTGGCGGGAGTGGCAAGTCCGGCCAAAAACCCGTAGATGAGCCGCAAACTATGTTAGACCGTTACCCGTATCTAACAAAACCGTTTGTGCATTTCAAGAACCTAATTCCAATGGTATGGCGCCCAGAAAAGACTGAGCATACTATCATGGAAGATACTGCGGCAATGGCTATTATTCCTCCTGAAAAGGCCGAAGCAATAAAGCAAGAAATTGATGCAGGATTTGTTTATCAACCCGATGTTCCAAAGCCTATTACAGACTTCCCAGAGTTGCAGGCTGCTATCAAACAAGGACTAGAGGACGGATCTATTGTTATACAAGGTGCAGTTGAACCAGCTATTGAGCCTGAGGTAAGCACTCAGCAACCTGAACCTAAGATACTAGCAATGGGTGTAGATGTTGTAGATCGCCCAGGGGACTATGTAACACCCCCAGAACCAGAAGTTACTTTCCTGCCAGATAGTGATCACTTAGTGTACGAAGGCAAGAGCTACAGCATTGATGCGTTTAAGGATCATTTCCCAGAATTATCTGCTATTGCAGATAATCATCCAAGCTTAGGCAATGCCGCTAGAGCAGATTTTGGTACAGCTTTCCCACTAAAGCCAACTAAGGGAGATTTGTATCTACGCACAGATTACTTGCCTAGCAAACAGTTTAAGTGGAATGGTACTAAGTGGATAGAAGTTGACAAAAACATCACAGATGCACTAGCTTACAATGAGCAGTATATCCAGCATTTAGTGGAAAAACTCAGCACAGGCGAATACGATCTCGACGACTTAACAGATGCAGAACAATCACAAGTTGCAGAGTACTTGAAAAATTCCGCTAAATAACTTACTCAATTAAATACACATATATGTCATATTACAAACCAAAACAAGTCCGCGGCTGCTCAGTTATTGTTCAAAACGATCAAGTTGACAAAGCACTACGCAAGTTCAAAAAGAAGATCCAGGAATCTGGACTACTAGAAGAAGTCAAAGAACGCCAGTTCTATGAAAAACCTACCACTGCACGTAAGCGCAAGAAAGGTGCCGCACAAGCACGTTGGCGCAAGAAGTTGCGCGAACAGCAATTGCCTAAAAAATTGTACTAATGTACATTGAATTCACGTTACCACTAGGTGCGACTACACACGTACTAGGTAATACGTTAATTTTCATTCGTCGGGCAGTAGTTGAATGGGCAACAAAACACAACGTTACCTACAGCGAAAAAACCATAAAATATACACATAGGATTGTTTTTGATGACGATGCTATGTGTAATTTTTTTGTCCTAAGCTACGACGGTCCGGGCATATTCCGCATAGTCGATCCCCTAAATAATTTGACATAATTGTTGATTCAAGTATAATAAATAAATGTGTAGTGCCAATAATGGGCTACACACTAAAAGTCATAACTTGCTTAATAAAGGAGATATACTATGACACAATTCACCCTACGTACTTTTGATCTACCATCTTTACATCGTCATGCCATTGGCTTTGACCGCATGTTTGAAGATCTAAATCGCACATTTGCCAACAGCAAAGACAACTATCCCCCACACAACATCGTGCAGTTAGATGAAACTAACTTCTTGATCGAAGTGGCAGTTGCCGGCTTCAAGCAAAGCGAAATCGATGTAGAACTAAAGGACAACTTGCTAACTGTAAAAGGTGAGCGAGTCAAGGATGAAACTGAAGTTGAATACCTACACAAGGGTATTTCTAACCGAAACTTCACCCGTACCTTCCCACTAGCAGAAAACGTAGAAGTGCGTACTGCCACAGTGGAGAACGGCATCTTGGCTGTAAAACTTGAACTGGTTGTTCCAGAAGAGAAGAAAGCCAAAAAGATTGCAATTACTTTTCAAAAGTAATATAATGTAATCATGCATAGGGCAATCACGCCCTATGCTAACCCAATTCAAATATTATGGCAGATACAGAAATCAAAACACGACCAAAAATTGCTCCCAACGAAAAAGTTAAAGAGCCAAGTCAGTATCGTGTAATTTACATGAATGACGAAGTGACTACAATGGAGTTCGTTGTAGAAACACTAAAGAACATTT